GTTAAGCAAACTTCGTTAAAATTACTATGCCAGTGTTTGTCTAAAAGGCATTTTAATGAAGGTATCTTCCTTGATAACTCATCAGATATTTGGCGAGTTGTTAGTTATATCTCTATCAAGAATGTCATCGATGGCATCTCAAGAGCTGTAACCATTAATGAGTTGGCTATGAATATTAGCAATGCTTTAATGATGGAAGCTAGAATAACTTTGTTTAACGATAAGATGCCTGACAAATATGAGCAGGTACAACGTAAACTAAACTCTCAAAGTTCTAAAATAGATAAAAATAAATACCGCTATAAACGCAATGTTTGGGTTTATTTTATGAATAAAAATAAGCTCGACTTTGATGATTGGAAGTCTGCGGACAAACTTCATTTAGGAGTTAAAGTAATAGAATACTTTGAAAAGCTAGGGTTAGTTACCCATGAAAATAGACGTACAGCAAAAAATAGGACTGTATGTTTTATTGTAGCCACAGACAAACTTCTTGAGGAGATTAAAAATTTTAATATCCGCAATGAAGCATTGCACCCAACTTTCTTACCAATGTTAATGCCACCAATGGATTGGACTAGTCCATTTTCAGGTGGGTACTACGGAAGAAAATATAATCAAACTAATAAACCAGAGGACATAGCAAATGCACTACAACTTCGTAAAAAGCACAAATAGAAGATTTTTAGAGGAATTAAAAAACAGGTTTCACGAGATGCCTGATGTTGTTAATTCAGTAAATATCTTACAAAAAACAGAATGGGTTATTAATAAACCTGTTCAAGCAATCTTTAATAAATGCGTTAATGAAGGATTACAATTTGGAAAGTTACCTATTAATCCTCACAGCATAGAACTGCCACCTAAACCAGTTGATATTGCAACTAATAAAGAAGCATTAATAAAATGGAAAAGAATGGCTTCAAAGGTTTATGAACGACAAGCTAAAAATAAATCTAAACATATTCAGGTAGCAAGAATTAAAGCTGAAGCTGAACTTCTTTCTCAATATGAATATTTTTGTAATCCATTGCAATTAGATAGCAGAGGAAGAATTTATCCTAAACCTGCAATGTTACATTTTCAAGGAGCAGATTATGCAAAAGGATTATTAAAATTTAGATATGGAAAACGTATGGGTAATGATGACAGCTTCGGATATTTCGCAATAGCTGGTGCTAACTTATATGGAGAAGTTGATAAAGAAAGTATTGGTAACAGAGTTCAATGGATTGAAAAGAATGAACAAAAAATATTAGCAGTTGCTAAATCTCCTTTTGATGAAAAGTGGTGGCAACAGGCGGATAAACCTTTTCAATTTTTGGCTTGGTGCATGGAGTATAAAGATTTTGCAGATACAGATTATGATGCAGATTTTATAACTACTTTACCTATACAAGCAGATTGTTCTAATTCAGGTTTACAACATTACTCTGCAATGATGCGTGATGAAGTTGGGGGATTTGCAACTAATTTAATTCCAACTGAAAAACCAAATGATGTTTATGCAATGGTTGCAGATAAAGTTATTGAAAAACTCAAATTAAGAACTGATGAGTTAGCTAAAAAATGGTTAGCTTATGGAATAGATAGACGACTATGTAAAAAACCTGTGATGTGTTTGCCTTACAGTTTAACTAGATATAGTTGCAGATTATATTTAGCTGAACATGTTAATCAGCAGTTAAATGAAAAAAACATTCCCCATAGTTTTGGTGATGATTTATTTGAAGCTACAAAATATTTAACTCCTATAGTTTGGGAGAGTATCTATGATGTAATTAAAGGAGCTAGAGACATTATGAAATTTTTAAAAGATGTTTCTGCTTTAGTTGCTTCAGAAAACTTACCTATTAACTGGACAACTCCACTTAACTTTCCTGTGCAAATGGCTTGTTATTCAATGCAAAGCAAAAGAGTTAAAACGCAAATGGGTGATAGTATTTTGATGTTATCTTATCAATATGGAACTGAAAAAATTGATAAACGTAAAACGTCTCAAGCAATATGTCCAAATTGGATTCATTCATTAGATGCCGCAGTATTACAATTAGCTGTAGTTAAAGGTCATCAAAATGGCATAGATAATTTTTGTGTTATCCATGACAGTTTTGGAGTTGTTGCACCTGATACACAAATTATGGCTAAAGCGATTAGAGATAGCTTTTGTGAAATTTACAGAAAAGATGTCTTAAAAATGTGGGCAGATGAAATGTACGCAATGCTTTCTCCAAAGAACCAAAAAAAGTTTCCACCATTACCTGTTAAAGGAAATCTTAATTTGGAAGATGTTAAGAACTCACAGTTCTTTTGTATTTAAGCAGTTGTCTATTCACAAGTGGATAGATTAGGTTGCACTTATAGATACAACAAACAATCAAGGAGTAATAATGATTGAAGCAAAAACTATGGTAACACCTGTAGGAGAAGCAGTTTATCCAAGACTTATGAAACCCGATACAAAGTTTAATGAGCTTGGTGAATACAGGATTACCTTAAAAATAAAAAAACAAGACGCACCAAAGTTAATGTCAGACATTGATACATTTTTAGGTGACTGTCTGGCTAACTTTGAAAAAGAAGCCAAAGGTAAAAAATTAAAGTTAGCTAATAAACCTTACACTGTTGAAGGTGATTTTCTAATAATGAAAATGAAACTGAAAGCTAGTGGGGTTAATAAAAAAACAAAGCAACCATTTCAACAAAGACCAATCGTTGTTGATGCAAAGAAAAATCCAATATCAGTAGATACATATATTGGTAGTGGTTCTATGTGCAAATGTGTTTTTGATTTAATACCTTACAACTCTCCATTAGTTGGAGCTGGAGTAAGTGCTAGATTAAAAATGGTTCAAGTTATTGAGCTTGTTTCTAAAAACAATGCAGACAATCTTCTTAAAGAAGAAGAAGGTTATGTAACTGAAAAAGTTCAATCAAATAATAATGAAGTACAAACAGTTCAAACGAATACAGATTTCTAAATCTGTAACTTTGAAATCTGGTTTAGAGGAAGTAATCTATAATTACCTAACAGATAAACAAGTTAAGTTTGTTTATGAAGGCAAGAAGATTACTTACTCTATGCCTGAACAAAAGAAAACTTATACAGTTGATTTTCCATGTTCAGACATTCTTATAGAAACCAAAGGTGCTTTCAATTCGGCAGATAGAAAAAAACATAAATTAATTAAACAACAACACCCAGAGTTAGATTTAAGATTTATCTTTTCAAATTCTAAAACAAAGATTGGAAAAAAATCACAAACAACCTATGGCAAGTGGTGTGAATTATTTGGTTTCAAATATCACTGCATTGCTACAACAAAAAAATCATTCCCAGAAGAATGGCTTAAGGAGATACAAGATGCCAAGAAGTAAAACTAATTGGATAGTTATTCATTGCTCATTATCAAAACCATCAATGAAAGTTGATGCGAAGGTAATTGATAGATGGCACAGAGAGAGGGGTTGGTTAAAAATCGGTTATGCCAGAGTTATTAAAAGAGACGGAGTTATTGAACAAGGTAGATTAGACGATGAATACCAAGCACATGCAGTAGAAATTAATGATGAAAGCACCAGTGTTTGTTTAGTTGGTGGGTTATCAGAAGATAATAAAAACGAAGATAATTTTACTGGGGAACAGTGGGAAAGTTTACATAAATTATTATCAGAGTGGGTAGTAAAATATCCTGATGCAAGAATAGTAGGTCATTACGAAATTAATCCTGACAAGACTTGTCCAAATTTTGACGTTCAAAAATATTTACAAACAGAGGACATACCAAATTACAAATGGTCATTCGGTACAGTAAGTGAAGCCGAAATAGAAGAACATAAAAAAGCAGATGAACTCTAATGATGAAAGTAAATTCCTTTATCATTCACCATGTTCTGACTGCGGTTCAAAAGATAATTTAGGAGTTTATACAGACCATACCTACTGCTTTGGTTGTAAAATTACAAAATATTTTAATTCGCAAGAGACAGCTCCGCAAAACAAAATTCAAAAAGAGGTTACTGATATGATTGATGGAGTTATACAAGCATTACCAAAAAGAAAAATTAACGAAGAAACTTGTAAGGTATTTAATTATGAACAAGGTTATTACAATAATCAACCAGTTCACATTGCAAATTACTTTAATAAAAATTATCAAAAAGTTGCACAGCATTTAAGATTTGCTGATAAATCTTTTATTTGGTTAGGCGATATAAATTCAATCACACTCTTTGGACAACAAAATTGGAGAGATGGTGGTAGAATGATTGTTATTACCGAAGGTGAGATTGATGCAATGTCAGTGTCGCAGCTTCAAAAAAATAAATATCCAGTAGTCTCTGTTCCATCAGGAGCTTCTTCAGCAAAAAAATATATTAAAAAAGAATTAGAATGGCTTTCTAAATTTGAAAACATTATTTTAATGTTCGATAATGATGAAGCTGGAATAGAAGCTAGTATTGAATGTGCAAATATTTTACCAGTTAAAAAAGTTAAGATTGCAAAACTTCCTGCTAAAGATGCTAATGAATTATTACAACAAGAGAAAGGTGATGTAATTATTTCAGCTATATGGGAAGCTAAAACATACACACCTCAAGGAATTATATTAGGAGAAGATACAAAAGATTTATTATTAAAAGATGATGAAGTTGAAAGTATTCCATATTGTTGGAATGGACTTAATGAAAAACTTTTAGGGATTAGATTTGGTGAGCTTGTTTTATTAACAGCAGGTTCAGGAACAGGTAAATCTCAAGTATGTAGAGAAATTGCTTACGATATAATTTCTAAAGGATTTAAAGTTGGTTACATTGCATTAGAGGAAAGTGTTAAGAGAAGTATAAGGGGTATTGTTTCCATACCTGTAAATGCTCCCTTGCACAATCCACAGATAAGAAAAACAATACCAGATGAGATTATAATAAAATCTTGGGAGAAACTTAAAGATAAAATTTGTTTCTACGACCACTTTGGTTCAAGCGATAGCGAAGATTTAACAGGTCGTATTCGCTATATGGTTCAGGGACTAGACTGCAAAGTTATATTTCTAGACCATATTTCAATAGTCATTTCAGGATTAGAAGAAGGTGATGAAAGAAGATTAATAGATAATACGATGACTAAACTACGTAGTTTAGTTGAAGAATTAAAGTGTGCCATGTTTGTGGTCTCACATCTAAAAAGACCTGAAGGAAAAACAGGACATGAAGAAGGTCATCACACTTCTTTAAATCAATTAAGAGGTTCTCATTCATTAGCTCAATTATCAGATGCAGTAATTGGTTTTGAAAGAAATCAACAATCTGAAAGTGAAAGCAACATTATGAATGTGCGTGTTCTAAAAAATAGATTTTCTGGTGATACAGGAATTGCAACTACACTAATTTATAACAAACAATCAGGAAGGTTATCTGAAGGTAGATTTGATGAATAATAAAGTTCTTTCAAAATTTATTTTAACTTATCTAGTAGAGAAAGAAGATTATTTAAAGTTATCATTAACACAACAACAGGTGGTTTATGAAACTTGTAAAACAATTATGACTGCAATTTATAATTCAATTAAATATGAAAATGTATTTCCAGTTATAATGTGCGGAGATGTTGAAGCTCATAAAATAATAAATAAAGCATTAAAAAATATTTCAACTTTTCTTCCATCAACAGAAAAAATAACAATAGCGGTAGTACACTAATGGATAATTTTATTTTAAAAAATTTTAGAGACCAAGTTCAAAAAGAAATTGAAAGACATATTAGAATAAGAAATTATTTAATAATATTAATAATTGTTATTGGTTTAATTGTCTTAACTTATTTAGTTACTAAAAATATTTCTTTAACCAAATCTTTTTTTTCATAAAGACTAGTCACCAAACATACACATTATCAATTAATCCAAATCAGTCCTGCACTGATGCGATTGAAAAATTTACACACAATAAATTAACTTACAATGGTGAGAAAATAATTCTCACTGGTTGTTACAACATAAATTAAAATGAAACTTATATTAGACGTTGAAACTAATGGCTTTGTAGATAAGCTAAATAAAATTCATTGTATAGTTTGTAAGGATATAAATACTCAACAAGTTTATTCATATAATCCTAAAAACATAAATGAAGGTTTAGAGTTATTAAAGAAAGCCGATACTTTAATTGGACACAATTTATTAAAGTTTGATTTA